TATGACGTGGCGTTCCATTTCCTGCTCCTCCTTGAAACCCACGTCTTGACATTGCACGTAATCAGTCACCCCACACTTGAGGCAAATCATGTCACTCGTAGATTCATCGAGTATATGGTCGAATGAACCACAACCTTTGCATTTGGCTATATACCCCGGATTCCTTTTCGGTATCGGTGTCATGTTATTTCCCTCGACGGTCATCATGTAATTGTCGTACACATCCTTCTTCTTCCCTCCGGCAGCTTCAAACTCCCTCAATAAAGGAATGCATTCAGCCATATAGTCGTACATCTCTTGTTCAGCAGCCGATTCCCCTTTAGATATTCTTTTTTGAAATTCAACCAGGCGTTCCTGGTAGCGTCCTTCCATTCTTTTTATTATATCGTTTTCTTTTAGTTAATGTGGGTCTTAAATATCATCGAACAATGTAGACCCAAGAATTTTCAGGTTCATCATATGTTCAGACACGACGGGAATGAATTGATACCAGTCAACAAATTCAAACCAGGGGAAACAGGACACGTTGATTACTACTTTGGAGGTCAGCTGTACACGCACCTCGGACGTTGGCCGATACAGAACATCGTCCCTCGGTTTTCAGTTCCTGTACATAGTGCAATCTTTGTCAATGACGAAGACAGAAAACCAACAATCTGTACTGAAATTGTCAGGCGCCATTCAGGACCAACACAATCACCAGTATCGCTCGACGTGTACGCCCCTCGTCCACATTTCACAGTTTCATTCCCAGGAGGGTTGAGAATATCCGTGGGAATCAAATGGGTCCTCGTAAAAAGGGTCTCAGGTACAGTTCATATTCAAAACGTCCTCGGTAAAATGACACAGGTAGAGGTTGGGGTCCCGAGTCCGCTGCGCGGCGGTGTCACGTGTGACACCTGTTTCAGCCGTCCACCTTTGGCGCCAGGTAAAACTTGAGTTCACCGAGGTTTGCAACCGTGTACCGGAACACGATGGGCATGTTGTCGTCCTCCTCGTGCTGCATCAGCTGGACGCTCGAGCACAGACTTGTCGCCCGGGTGAACATGTTGATGTACTTGAGAGAAAACACATTTCCGAGCGCCTTGTCCTTTCCAGGCTCGACACACTCGAGGATAGTCTTTTGGTTTGCAAAACCACCCTCACACTCGAGCTCGATTGTATCCTTCTTACGCGTGATTCGAATATCCTGAGCCAAGTTGTTCATGTCACGCGTTACGCGTTGGAAATCGACACTCGGGATGGTAGTCAGGACGTTCATATCAATCTCAGGCACGGACAACATATCGTCGTTGATATCCAGAAGCTTAAAATCGAACGACGTCGATGACTTTTTCGCTGCATTCTCGATCCGAATGTGCAGCAGGTACAAATCATCAATCGACATGCTCAATGTATCCGTATTGGTTACCGACTTGAGCAGCTTGTACGTGTTTGACACATTGAGACCAGCGGTGTGTTCGCCCTCGCAATGGTACTCTTCAAAGTTTTCCGCTGGCATGACCAGGTGAACGAGCGTCACGCGCGCCGTATCGAGCGTGATGACCATGAGACCCTCTGGTCGGAACACGAGGTTGACATCATTGATGATATCCTTGAGCACCTCAAAGACGGTGCGAAAGGCACTCGCCTGAATCGTCTTGAGACGAACCATACCCACAAAACGCAGGCTCACTTTATACCCTTCTGGTATGCGTCAGACACCTTACGGTTCACCTTTTCTTCGAGTTCACGCGTCATCGGAGGTGCCAGCGGCACGTTGAAGTGTTCAATATCGAAATAGTTTCCGGCATCGTTATCATGCGTGTCGTCGAGCATGGCACCTGAAAGAACAGTCTGGTCAAACTCTTCGACACGCTCCTCTGGCTTCATCGATTCCATCCATTTGCGAACGTCATTTCCGACAAGCAAGTGACCGTCGTTGGTCACCAGGGTGGGCACGCGTGTAATCTGTTTCGACGGAACACCCTGAGTAGACACGTTATGGAAGCGAATCATATGGATGAGCGCAGGGTTTTCCCGAATCTCCTGGATCACCTGAGTACAATATGGACACTTATCACTGTATACCAGAGTGGCCATCCTACTATTGGATAACTTTTTGTACCCAGGGAGACGACGCGGTCTTTTTTCTCGCCTGTTATTAATATGAAGGACATTGTCGTATTTCTCCTTCTGGCAATTTTGGGATTTCTGCTGTGGAACCGCGGTGTGTTTGTGAACGGCGAGGCGTTTGTGAACGTCAGCGATCAAAAGCCAGTCAGCCCTGCGACGATCCAGACCATCATCAACGCAATTCAGGCGAAGAATCCAGATGTCTACCCGGTCCAGACAATCTACATCAACTCGATGCAGGGTGACCAGGGATCGGCGATGTATGATGCCCGTATCATGTTTGTCAACACACGTGGTTACTTTGGTGTCCAGTACGACATCAAGGCGGACAGCAACGGCAACATCCTGGAACTTTCTGAACAACCCCAGCCCGGTATCGGTGCTGCTGATGTTTTCGAGCCGTTCGGTCCCAGTGATACATACACCACGTTCGAGGACACACAGGTTGCCCTGGACAAACAGTTTGCGGATCTGAAGACCCAGGTTCCTGGGTACCAGGGGAAGCTTGACATTTGGCTGGAGCAGATGCGCCAGTCGGATAGAAGCAACGCCGACGCTGCGGCGCGGAACGGTATGGTTGTTTCTAGGCAGTAATTAGGAATGATCTCAGCACAAAATCTTGCTGAGAGAGAGCATAAAAGGCTAGAGGTTCGCAAGGCGACCTACAAAGCTATTCTCGAACAGCTCTGTCGCAAAATCAAATCTGCGTCAGAACTTGGAGAACGTTCAGTTTTTTTGACAATTCCACCATTTACTATAGGGTACCCTGCGTATGATATTGAAACTACGACTGTGTACATTCAGCGTCAGCTGGATCGCCTGGGCTACAAGGTGATCAAGGTGGCACGGGGCACGCTGGGTGTCAGCTGGGGCGACACGAAACCAAGGGGACCTGTCATCATTGATCACTCTGTTGAAGAAGAATCAACTCGGAATATTTCGTTGCCGTCGCTTGCAAATTTACAGAAAACAGCTGCGAAATTGCGTGGAAAAAAATAAACCCGCTAACATCAATGGATTCGACAGCTATCCTGGTCGAGGCTGAACGCAAGTTTATGATCAAGCTGTGTAACGCCATGACGCCTGTGATGATTGACGCCTTTTACGAAATGTACAAAAAGGCGATGGAGGTGTCCAAGGGTCGTCAGACGCTCATTCACTATCAGACGCTACTCCAGGAGGTGCCCCACTGGAACAATACAATCGTGAAGCAGCACGCCGATTCCATCATCAAGACGTGCTCCATGTTTCCCAACCTGCTCGCCGCCGTGTTTGTCATTTCAGTCAAGATCATGTCCGCCGTGCGTATTTCATCCGACTCGAAGAAGATTAACATCAAGCTCCCATCCAACGACGTGTTTGTGCACTCGTGCTACATCGCCGCAGCCAAGAGCCTGTACGAGGATCCGTACGTCGTCGTGGACAAAATGTCCGACCAGGATCGTCGCATCAAGATGGCGGCTCGTTTCAACGAACTGATCAAGGAGGTTGTCGATGATTTTATACCTGTACAGCAGATCCTCGATACATACATTCCCAACTTTACAGGTGACCTCGACATGGGTGGTGCCAACGAAGATCCCACGGACCCTGCCGACCCAGAGATGAACGAAGAAGATGAGTCGCTACAAGTTGCAACGCCGCTACCCGGTGCCGAGGAGGCGGGAACGCCAGCAGTTCCAGAGGCTGGGACACCAGCAGCGCCAGAGGCTGAGACGCCGATGCCAGAACCAGGAACACCGGCACTACCAGAGGATGTGAAACAGGTTCCAGTCAAAGTTCACCACGAGACGTTGTTCGACGATGCTCCGGACAAGTAAAAACCCATTGCCACCGCAGGTGGCAATACTGTCCGTCAGTACAGACAAACACATCCCCGGGTGTAAAAAATATCAACCAATATTAGATGACTGATCACTATTTCCGTGATCCTATGAGCGCTGCTCTGATTGCAGCCGGAGCGACAGTTGCTTACATTCACATTCGTGCGTCGCTGAACAACGAAAAGGCGCTTCCCAATTCGGCGTACTTCAAGCCGGCATTCCTGGTCGGTTTGCTCGTGTACATCATCGTTCACCAGGGGAGCGGGCACCAAGAGACAATTTCAACCACACCTTTTAGGGCATGAGTCCAAGTCGCGGAGCGACTTGTCTGCCACGGAGTTACGGTGGACGGGAACGGCGGACAACGGGCTTCGCCAGCTGGACTTTAGAGCTTAAAGCAAAAAATGTATATTTCGTCAATGGCGACCACCACCAACGCTTTCAACGACATGATGCAGCAGTTTCTTGACGAGCTTGTTCTCACGTTTCCATCTGAGAAGAAGCTGGTAAAGTACCAGAACACGTTTATTCTCCTTCGCAAGGCGAACCAGAAGAAGCCTCTAAAGGAGTTTATGGAGACGGTGGGTCCCTTTGCAAACCACCTGATGCAGAAGAATGAGGAGTTTTTCCAGACGCATGCGTCAGAGGTTCCATTCCTGAACGATTTGGACATTCCTCGTCTGTGGAACTCAGATCTGTCCGAGACGACGAAGAATGCCATCTGGCAGTACATGCAGACGCTCTACATTCTGGGAACGACCATCTCTTCTCTCCCAGCCGAGACTCTGAACATGATCGAGTCTGTGGCGCAGAAGTGTGCCAGCCAGCTCCAGGATACGGCAACTGGACCCGATGGTAGCATCGATGAGGCAGCTCTGATGAACAGCATGAACGGTCTGATGTCCTCTCTGCTGAAGGGTAAGGGTGGTCCCCTGATTTGAAAAAATATATCAGCACACTATAGAAGATGACGATTGATCTGCGCCAACTCGTTGCAAAAGATCAGCTGCTTGATTTTTGGCCGACGTCTCGTCAGACGGCCGAGGAGCGAGTTCTCGCCACGACTCGTTTCATCGTGTATGCCGTAATTCTCACCTACCTTATTCGCCGCGATGCTCGCATTGTTGCTCTCGGTGCCCTTGTCATTGCTGCTCTTTATGTACTCTACAGCATGAACATGATTCCAGACGGTAAGCGTACAGTGTCAACGGGTCCAAAGGTGGTGAGCGGTCTGCGCATGCCAACGCGCGACAACCCGATGGCGAACTACCTGCTCGGTGACGACCCAAGCTACGCACAGCAGGCTCCATGGTACCCGACGATGAAGGAGGAGGTCCAGAACGAGTGGAAAGCTATCCACCCGTTCGAGCGCAAACGTGACGCTGAGCGCAACTTTTACACGACAGCTGCATCGTCGTGGCCGAATGACCAGGCGGCGTTCACTAACGCCGCCTTCGGAAAACCGTTCGCACCCATGTGCCGTGATGACCCAGCATCATGCAACCCCGACGGTCCATATGCCCGCGGACCCGAGCGTGTCCAGCTCCGTGGCGGCAACGGGCGGTAGACATGTGTTGTTTAAATCTAGAGTATAAATAATGGACTATAAGTTGAAAATCAAAGTCAACTCTGCCGATGTCAATGAATATCAGCATTTAATTCAGTGGTCCGATGTCAATTCGTATTATCACACACAGAATGGCTATTTACTCACGAACGTGTTAGTCATCCCATTCTGTCTGGATACCGCATCGGTTCAACCGACAGGAACCCTTAATTTTTCACGACTCGACAATTTCGAGATTGTTACACCACCAAGTGTGCCTTTGACAACGA